CTTTGTCTTCTTTTTTATCTTCTTCTACTTCTTCCTTTTTTTCTTCCATCATTGGCATTTCTGCTTCATCTTCAACTTCGATATCCATATCCATTTCTGACTCTTCGCCATCCATTTCCATTTCTTCTCCAGCTTCTAATTCACCAGCTTGTACCATGTCCTTAATTACATCCTCAATAAAGCCTTTAAGGTCATCTTCAGACATATCTTCTAAATCAATTTCTTCCTCTTCCATTTCACCTTCACCTTCTTCGGCTTCACCTTCTTCGGCTTCGTCCTCTTCGGCTTCAGTTACTTCTTCTGATTCTTCAATTTCTTCAGATTCTTCAATTTCTTCTGATTCTTTAACTTCTTCTTTGTCATCTTTTGCTTCGTCGATTTCTTCTTTAGCTTCATCAATTTCTTCCTTAGCTTCGTCGATTTCTTCTTTAGCTTCTTCGATTTCTTCAGATTCAGTTACCTTTTCGTCTTCATTAAGTTCTGCAAGTAATTCGTCAAGATTGATGTCTTCATCAACCTCTTCTTTTTTAGCTTCTTCTACTTCTTCAGCTTCCTTTACTTCTTCTTTGTCTTCTTTTTTAGCTTCATCTAATTCAGTAGAAATTTCTTCTTTCGTTACATCGTCTTCTTCATACTTATCGTATCCTTCGTCGATGTCTTCGTCTTTGTCCATTCCTTCCAATTTAGCGGCTAACATAGATTTCAAATGAGGAGTAAATGCTTCTTCTAAAGCAGCTTTAGCGTTTGCTATGGCAGTTTCTTTTACCGCTTTAGCATCAGCAATTGCTTCTTTGAGCAAATCTCTGTTGTTTGACATAATCGCAAAATTTAAATTTGTGAAATACGGTTATTAGGAACCGTAATAGGGATTTATTTATTTATCGACACCATATAAGAGATGGTGTATTACGGTTATACGTATATGAGTATTTATAAAAATTAACAAACAGGACAAGAACCTTTAGAACAAAGGATTTCTCGTACAATATTATTTATATTTGTATAATCGTAAGTAATAGCATTTTTTCCCTCATTTAGGGTATGCATATAAGAGCCTGGGTTGGAAGGTGTTGAGACAAAATCCCAACATAATAATTCAAAGTCATCTTGTACTTCCATTACATTACCATTTTGTTCTAATGACCCCATACCACGAGATGAAACACCTACGGTTACACCTGCTTTAATAATTTCTTTAAGTATATTTCCTGAGGGGGTAGGTAAAATTTCTATTTTACCCATTACATTATCTCCATCCCACCAATATTCTGAGATTATATGAGACACATTTTGGAGATTTATAACTGAAGATTCTGGGTGGTCTAATTCACCTATAGCACGTCTTTCTTTAATAAGTTCAGAATATTTGCCCATTTCTCTATCCCATAATTCTTTGGAATAATATCTACCATTACCATTTTTTACTTCAGCAGTAGCTAAAACGCCTTCTACTATTAAGTTCCCTGTTTCTTTATTAACATTTTCAGTTAAAGTAACAGGGTTGGTTTTAAATGTATGGGTTTCTATTAATAGAGATCTATTCATGGTCTAAAGATACTTCTTCTACTTCAACTCCGTTAACTTCCATTTCATCTACAATTTCTTCTTTTTGGTATTTTTTACCACAAGATTTTTCGTAGATTTTTTCCATTTTAGCCTTTTTCTTTTCTAGCTCTTTAATTTCTTTTTGCATTTGCTTCATTTTAGCTTTATCAATTAATTCTTTAAGATTTTCATCTTCATTAATTGAATTAACTCTTTCCAATTTTTCAGCAATATGATCATGTAAAAAGTCTAATTGAGCTTCTAATTTTACAGCTTCTGCTTCTTTACCAATTTCAGCTAATTTAGTGTCAATTGATTCTTTTTTAACTTTTTTAGCTTTTTTAGGTTTTGGGGCTTCTTTTTCTTCTTCTTCTTCTTTAACAATGTTTGTTGTTCCACCCATTAAAGATTCTTTTACTACTTCTTTAACTTTATCAGAATATCCACTAGCAGCATGTTTACCTGAAACTTCTTCACATTTCATTGTTTCAGCCTTTAAACCATCGATACCAAACATAGCATTATTCATATAATGTTGTCCATCCTTAGCTAAGTTTTTAGATACTATTTCTCTAATTTCTTCTAATGATTTATCTGGGTTTTGTTTTGCTTCAAAGTAAATACCATTTAATACTTCTTGACCAATTTGGTTATCTAAATTTTTAACATCTTTATAATCAAAATTACTTTCAGCTACTTCTTCAACTTCTTTAGTTACCTTTTTTTCTTCAACTTTAGCTTCTTCAGCTAAAAATTCAGCAAATTTATTTTCAAAACTTGTTTTAGGTGTAGTTTCTATTTTATTAATAGGTTTAAGGTCAATATAATTTTCATTGATTAATTCCTTAAATAATTGATCTGCTTTTTTCATTCTTCTGATTTTAATAATGTTTCAATATCGTTTATATAATCGCCAATTAAATCTGTTGGTTTATCTACAGCATAACTTTTTGGGTTTTCTCTGTAGTATTTTATTGTTTCAATTTTACCTTGACGTAATAATTTTTTTATGTTTTCTAAACGAGCTTCTAAAGCATCAAATGCCATGATTCTTTCTTCATGGAATTTTTTTACTTTATCTTCTTGCTCATTTAATTTATACTTATACATATTAAAAGTTTTTTACTTCCAAACCACTACCTTTTTGAACATAATTTCCTTTTTTGTCCTTAGGTACTAATTTATATCCAAACTTTTTAACATATACATTATTTTTTACTCCTTCTTTACCTGTTTTTTTAAAGGCAAATGGAGTATTGTATGCAGCCACACCGGAGGATGTTGATACTTCTTCAACTTCTTTTTCTCCTGTCATAGCTTTTTCAGCTGCTTTTTTTAATAATGCAAGAGCTTGTTTTATTTGAGGTTGGGATTTAATTGTATCAGCTTCATCCGCCATCATTTCATCTGCTACATCTAATAGAGCCGCAGCTAAATGGTGTGGTAATTTAACATAATTGGATAATTTTGTTTTATTGGCAGGGTTTAAATCTATTACATTTCCATCAATACCCGTAGCTTCTTCAATTTCCCCTTCCATAGTCATTCTTTTATATTCGTCTGGGTACTCGTTACGAAGATGTTTTCTAATTTTATTTCTTAAAAGTCTAGCTTCTTCATATATTTCTCTAAACTTTTCATCATCCTTAGTTTTGGTATAAACTCCTTTAGCCGTTGAAACTAAACTATCAACATCATCATTTAATTTATCAAATGCGGGTAGTTCAATTACTTTCCATCCTATTTGGCCTGTTTCTTTATCTATAGAATTAACTACAAATTTAGTATCTCCATCTTTAGAATAAGATACATCACCAATTTTAGCTCCAACTTGGGCAGCTAAATTTGGGGATGGTGCTTCTTTAAGTTTATACTTGAACGCCATTTGCTACTTTAATTTCTTTTACTAGTTCGTAATATTGTAATAAATCAACTAAGTTATCATTATTAACCTTAGCTGTTTTATCTAATTCAACTAAATACTTAGCCACTTCTGTAATTTTAATTTGAGTAGCTTTATCTTTAATAGTTTTAGCTTCTTCGTTTAAAGTAGATTTCAATTCATCTATTTTACTATTATAAAAGTCTCTTAACCCAGGAGCTGAGTCTACTGAATTTATAAATTCTTTAAGTACTTGTTTTTGTTCACCAGATAAGTTATCATATTTATTGTTAAACTTTTCTAAAAGTACTTTATATGTAAGTATTCTTAAGTCTTTATCATAAGTTTGAAATTCTTTAAGAACATCTTCTTTAACTTCTTTAGTATTAACTTCATGTTTAGTTAAATATTCTAGTAAAGTTATTTTATTATCAATGACTTGATCAACATTTGTATTTGTTTCTGTATTATGGTTTTCAATTAATGTATATAAAGCTGCTAGTTCTTTATAATTTTTAATTTTAGCACCAAAGAAAACATCTAAATTATAATGTTTTTTAATTTCATTAATTAAGTTATATTTTTGTTTCTTTAATGAAGTGCGATTAAACCCTTTAGAAGATTCAAGTATAGTACTAATTACTATATTAGCTTTTCCTTCATTTAAAACATTAGATTTTAGTACTGATTCATACAACTTATACTCGCGGCCTAAAGAAGTTTTTACAAAGTATTCTTTAAGAATATCAATAGCGGGAGAATCCCCACCTTTTAATGTATCCGCAGTGATTTGACGCACCAATAGTTCAAACAGTATACCTGTGTGTTTGTACTTGGAGTGTTTTATTTTCATCAAAAAATATATTTATTTATAAATATGTGAAGTTTTTTACTTCTTTAATTGGTTTTCATCTAATAATGATGTATTGTCTTTACTTTGCTCAAAAACTAATTGTTTTTTATTCATTTTTTTAAACATATTTTTATTTTTTAATAAAGTTGTTTGAGCATTTTCTAAAGCTAAGCCTGATTTATTAGTATCTGTTCTACTATCTGAGGAGTCATTTTTATCAGTATCTTTCATACGTTTGACTCCTAATCTATCTTTTCCAAAATTACTATTTTGTTTTCCAATATTTGAAATAGAATCTTTAGGTCTACCTAAATCTGAATCTGTATTATAACCATCTGGTACATTTCCAGGGTCAGAATACATTCTACCTTTACCATATAGTGAAGCTAAATCATGTGGTGTACCATATGACTTACCAGTTTCAACTGGGTCGTTACCTTCAGCCTCAATCTGAGCTAATCTAAATTTACGTTTAGCATCTTCTCTATTTAAGTCTCTATATTCTTCATATTGGTCTTCTGATAAATGGAAAATATTATCGTATATCCAATCTGTTGGTAATAAATTATTTTCTAATAATGAAGTTGCTAATTCAGTTTTAGACTTCATTAACTCAATTTTTTCTTGTTCAAATATAATAGATGGGGTTTGCATTGACAACTCAAAGTTTGTTAATGCTTCATCTCTATATCCTTGAGAATATAAATGTACAAGTGCTATTTTATTAAGTTCGGAAACTAATATTCTTTGAATTCTTTCAATTGTACGAGCAAACCTAATATCTTCAGCAGCTAATGTAGCTTTACCTTCTGTAGTTTCGTCATATCCTAAAAATGCTTTTGGGATTTTAAGTGCGGCAAATAATTTATCCCTTAAATATTCAACATCTTGGATACCATCATAATCTAATCCTTTTGTGGTATCAATTTTTGTTGTAGTATCATTTCCACGAACAGGGATGTAAAAATCCTCCATCATATTCTGCATATTGTATTTCAAATTATACTCTCCAGTCTTTTGATCTATATGAGGAGTACGTTTCATATTTGAAATAGTTTTCTGCATAAATGAATCTATTTCATTAGGTGGAATAGAACCAACATTCATATAAAAAATACGTTTTTCAGGTGCGCGTGAAATTCTATGAATTAACATCGCATCTTCCATTAATGTGTATTGTTTAAATAATTTTCTAGCAGGTTCAATATATGAACGACCATAAGGGAGATAATTGGTATCGCCAATTAATCTAAAGTGAGCCATTTCATAGTTGTCAAAGAAAATGCCATTTTCTGTTTGGGATTTATTATTTGGAGTAGAATACATTCCTGAACTTGGATTTACCAGTCCATTAGGATCATATCTAAATCTTACATCAGATGGATTTTCAGGGTTAAATCCTTCTTCTCTACTAATATGATAAGCAGTATAAGGTATAACATTATATACTCCATATTTTTCTGCAACCTCTAATTTTAAGAAAAAATCTCCAAATTTAGACATCTGTCTTGCCCAAGCCCATAAATTAAACTCAATATTTAAAACGTCATAAAATAGGTTATAAAGTATTTTTTGAATATTTTCGTTTGAAGAACGAATGGATAAAATTTCACCCATATCATTTTTAAGAGTACATTCATCCGCTATAATATCTAGAGCAGAAGCAATAATTGCATCTTGATCCATTACATCATATTCTGAGTATAATTGTGGTCTTAGATATTGGTAATTAAAATTAAATTGGGCTCCATATAAAGATGAAGGATTAGTAGAATATAATCGATTATATCTGTCTATTAAAGAATTAGTTTGTAATTCTCCATTTTGTTGTATTGCACTACTATCAATTACCTTTATTTGGTCACCTCCAACATTCCGTATAATTACATCTGTTGAAAATAATCTTTGTAGTCTACTAAATAAGCCTGTATCTGCCATTGTATATAGTTATTGTTATAAATATTATCTAAGAAGCCAACTAATATCTTCTTTATCACCATTTTGAGTATCAATATGGTAAGGATTATCTGTTCCACTTGAAAAATACCCACCTTGATATTGTGTTCTATTTACTGTTATGTTATTTAATGCATTTCGGGTTGCATCTAAACCACGTTGTCTTAATTTTAGTGCTGTATCTCTAATATACATTGCAATCCCAAATGACATAACTAGATCATCATTATATCCTGTTTGGGCTTCTGCTCTGCCATTTTTCCAAATAAACACTTTCATTTCTTCTACCAACCTTCTAGATTGAATTGTTACTCCTTTATCACTAATGTACTCTTGAAATTTACCTATTACCATAGGTCTTGTTCTAGATGACATTGTAAAACCAGCTACCATTTTGGAGTGGTCTTGATATTTGTCAAAATACGAATCAGCATTTGGGGAGTCACTCCGTTGTGAATAGTAAAGATTAGGATATTGTCTATCTATAGCAACTTGTATAGTTGCCCAACCAATATTAGCATTTTCTATTACTAACATTGCTTCATTATATTCAGTTGCTAAACCTACTAATAAATGACCATA